CAATAGGCGATGGGGAAAAAGATGTGGGGCTACAATACTTGGCCATTGTTGACTCCTCTGGTGATGTCATTGGTGCATACGTTCTTAGCAGCACATTCACTGTCATTAATCTTGTTACAGCACTCAGCCAAGCTCCTGCCAGAATGGCAATGTGGATGCTGGAATCGAATACGATTCAATCTCAGTTGTTCCGTGTTGTGTCCATCTCTGAGAAGGAAGTGAATCAGTACGAGATTACAGGGCTTGAATATAATGAGTCCAAGTACGCTGCTGTAGACGAAGATGCTGCATTTATTGAGCGCCCTATCTCCACCCCTTACAGGTGGTATACACCCTCTCCGGCGAGACTTGTTGTAACGGATGCGTCCTACCTAGACGAGCTTGGAAACATTCGCTACACAGCCCTTGTGAGCTTCACACGCCCTACGTTTTCTTCATTCAGTCACTCTGTGCTGTGGTGGAGGTATGCTGGAGAGCAATGGCAGGATGCTGGATCATTTACGGATGCATTCAAGGATATTCATCTAGCGAAGGTTGGCGATATTGAAGTGAGTGTGCAGCATGTAAGCCAGTATGGAATATACAGCAACAAGGCTTATGCTACAGCAACGATAACTGGTAATCCGGGCATTCCTCCTGACGTGAGTAACTTCTTGATTAGCATTCAAGGAGCCTCTGCGTATTTCTCATGGGAAGTGCCTAACGTCACATCAAGTAAGAATATCAGTCACTTTGTAATCAAGCACTCAACCACAGAGTCAAGCAGTGTTGATTGGGGAAGTGCTGTTGTCGTTGCTGACAAGATTGCATATCCAACCAACCACATTAATCTGACGTGCCGTAGAGGGACGTATCTTATTAAGGCTGTATCTAAAGCAGGTCTTGAGTCAGTTAATGCCACAGCGATAATTAACAGTCTAGACGGATCAGATGATTATTCACTAATAAGAGCTGTTCCTGAGCACCCATACTACTCTGGTGCGAAGGACCATGTTAATGTAGGCGGAGGTACGCTGTTCATTGCAGCCGGGGTTATGGCAGATTGGACGCCGTTGGCAGATGCCGTCCCTTTGAACATAGGCATAGGGGAGTTATCAGAGGGCACTTATTATCTAACCCCTCTAGGGCTTACCGAGACAAACACTGTGCGACTTACTGCCAACATGGTTGCAGAGGGGTCAAACTTCCTAAACTACATTGGAAAATGGGACAACCTGTCCGACGTGGCTAACATAGGCGGGGCGGTAGCGGCTGATTGGAGCGCCATTGTATATTATAGGTGGCGGAATAAAACAGAAGACCCTTGGTCTGAGTGGATTCCTTTGTCTTCTACGGAGGCCACTCTTCAGTACGCTGAGTTCAAGATTGTGTTGAAAAGCCTAAGGGCTGGAGTAACTCCAGTAGTTTCTTCTCTGTCTATCGTTGTCGAGGGAAGAAACAGGGTCGAGGGGAGTGAGGATATTGTCACTAACTCCCTAACAGGAACTGCAGTCATTGAGTATGCTCGTAGTTTCTATAGGCAGCCTGCTGTGGCAATTATTGCGCAGAATATGAGCACGGGTGACTATTACGAAGTGCTGGATAAAGACTTGAATGGGTTTACAATTATATTCAAGAATTCTTCTGGGACACCTGTACAGCGCACATTTGATTGGATTGCAAAAGGGTACGGCTATTCTTACGGGCCGGGCGGAACTAAATATATACCGGGTAAACCGGCTTGGGGGTATGAGTAATGAGTCAAGCAAGTTTGGGGACGCTACCCCCAAGTACAACATCAGGGACGCAACTTAGCACCCTTTTGGTTAATTGGCAGGAAGCTGTTCACTCAGGGCACAGTAGTGCCTTGGGGAGCAGACCATCCTATGTTACAGCAGGGATGCAATGGATAGATACAAGCGGTCCCATCTGGAAGGTGTATAGATACGACGGGGCTCAAGACATCCTTGAAGCACAGGTTGATACAGTGAATAATAAGGCATACCCGGGGAGTAGCGTTTACGAGGGGGCAGTTCCCGGCAGGATTGTACATCCGAGCGGTTTGACAGAACAGTTTGGTCGTGCGGCTATTCCTGCTGGAAACGGCCACACCGTCACTGTGACGTTCCCTTACGGAAGTTACTCAACTACGGGCATCTTGTTCACGTTGTCGTATCTCGGCGGTCTGAATCCAGACATCTTCTACGGAGTTACTGCGTACAGCCAAACCGGATTCACAATCACTGTGGCTGGAACTATTTATTTGCCCTTCAGTATTGATTGGCATGCGAGGGGAATCTAAATGTCACAGTTTGATTTTGGAACGATTGATCCGAACGTAAAAGACGGAGTTGGGCTTGCTGCTGATTTGAATACATGGCGTAATGCCTTGCACAGCTCTCACAGCTCCACAGCAAGACCGTCTTATGTTCTACAGCACATGCTGTGGGTGAAGACAGGTACTGGAACCAACGAGAATCAGTTGTGCTACTACGACGGCGCAGATGACATTGTTATTGGAACCTTCAACACTTCAACAAACACCTTTGTAGCTAACGTCAATACAACGTTTGAAGTGGGGACAGACAACCTTACAACAACGTCTGCCTCCACCTATCAACTCACTAATGTCACAACAAATGATATAGACGCATTGGATGTCAATCTCGGCGGTGTGGGGCAAGCTGCTACTGTAGATTTCACTTATAACAATACCCTGAAGCAAATAACGTTCGCAAGTCCTCCTCCAGTAGGAGTTAGGCTTCGTGTGAGAGGATAACCAATGACAACAAAAGTACCAGTTTCAATGATTGAGGGGCTTACTACATCAACCCCTGTTACAACCACGATAGCAAATTTTAGCTTGAACAACTCCACCCCTAATCAGAGAGTTAATTTCAACGCTGTTGACGCTGGGGGGTATAACACAGGCACAGGAACGTTGTCGATTATGTTCGACATGCTCCCTACCAACTACTTTGCAAACTGTCCTACATCACACACAGCAGTGGTGCTACGCTCTGATCCGGCACTAGATGGGATTGCTGTTCGTGGTCAAGGGTTTGTGTTTGGTAAATTCACCGCTCTAGGCATCGACCATTTCCCGACATCTACCCTAGAGTCTTGGCAAAATGGTATTCCACCAAGAGATAATTTTGTATGGAAAACAACTACCCTCCCTCAGGATACCCTGCTAACTGATGGAACCACTTATAGGGTGCTGGTGGAGTCTATTGTAAATCAAACAGGGAACAGAGAACTTCGTTACGCTATTTGGAAGTATAGCTCATCTGATAACCAGTATTACCTGATGCTTGACACAGGCAACGTAGCGGATACTAACACATACTTTGATTCCACTAAAACGGGAATAACATTTGGGTATGTCCTTGCAGATAATCTTGGGGCTTGGTCTATCTCGTTCACTAACGTCAAGGTAACTTGGTCTAACGAGAGTGAATATCCCTACTACGCTGCAGGAAGTGTGTTGTCTGTGCCTACATCGACAGAGGTGGCTCCGGGGAACATTCCTAAGTTTGGTGATCTAGGGAGCGGTATTGGATTCTTAACAGTGCCTCCAGATGGCAGGTTTATGATATCCAAACCAATATCCGCACCATCTGATTATGCGACGATGCAGGTGCACAAGAGTACCGAATCCACTGCAGGCGGGAAGAGCACTGTCGGCCAGAACGTAGTGTTTAGCACAACTACGGGCGTGAACAGTCAAACAACCGAGTATAATGTTCTGTGTCTGTTGCACAACTACACACCGCTCTACACAGACGGTACAGGTCCGCTTGCAGCGGGTCCACAGAACGTAGGCTTGGCCTACCATGCTTATAACCACTCTACAGCCGCTACATGGGCATCTTGGGCTGTTATCTCGGACGCTAATCCTAACCCAACTGTTGGACAGATTGGTTTGGAGATGGGTTGTGAAGGTTACGGCAATGACATCTACTACAACCGTAATGCTATCCACTTTGCGGTAGTGAAGAACGAAGCAGCGGCAGATGCAGAGTGGGGAAGAATCTTCTATATTAGTTGTGGTACGAGTGTTCGTATCAGGAGAATCATGGAAGTGCATTCTTCAACGAAGATTGTTGATAGCGTGCTTTATTACCAAGGCACTCCAGCGGCAGGAGCAGGTGACACAGCTATTATACGAAGTGTGGGAGAAACTTCAATAGGCATTGACTTTGATAGCGCTACCTTTAATTCTGGCGTAGCTATTAAGCTGGCGTACGGGCAGAAGATAACGTTTGGCTCTGGGTATTCTTCATGGGGAACCGCAACAAACACAGCTGCTGGTGGAAGCTACGATGCAAGTTTGTCAGGTTGGCCGAATGATAATGCTACACTGTTTGGTCTACTAAGAACGTTGTATCAATCATTCGGCCACCTGCAGAATGAGCTAAAAACTAAAGGTGTTCTACAATAGCAATAAGCCCTCCCGCAAGGGAGGGCTTTTGTTGTTATACTCGTTTAATACTCTGCAGGTAGTTTCGAAGAGCTAAGAACACCTCGGCACCTACACTGCTCGGTACTGATCCAAGCACGTTAGCAATTGCTTGCACAAGGTCAACAGGAATGGGGATCGTATCAGAGGAGGGGATCACTTCTTCATCCATTATTCATCTCCCTTCAAGAAGCGCAGCTTGGCAACAAGTTCTTCTTGCTTCTCCAGATCATCCTTGTATTGTGTGGCGAAATGCTTCTTCACAACAGCCTTATCCAAGCCTGTGGCTTCTGCTGCAGCGTCTACAATATCCTTGATGTTCTCGTTAGCAGCTTCAATCTCTGTATACAGGCCGTAGGCTTCCTTTGTGTAGCCAGCCAAAAGGTCGCGCTGTTGTGATGTAATATTTACAGTCATAGATTCTCCTTAAATTAATGTTTAGACAAACAACATGTCTTCTTCGATTGTATTGATTCCACCACGAATTTCAATCTGAATATCTCGTAGCAGCTTCATCATTTGCAGACTCTCTGCAAAATCTTCTACAGGCTCCATTGGGGCAACATTCTTAGTTGTCCCTTCTTGCCCTCGTGCCTTGTCGCACATCTCTCGGAATTTGTTCCAAGGAATCCCTTCTGTGCTCATGTAAATCATATCCCCTTGCAGATCGGGGTCTCGTGCAGCCTCGATACGCGCCTCCAGTGTTGATTGTGTTCGAGACAGCCACAGTCTGTCTGTACGTTCATGCCCAACAAAGCTATAGCCGATTCCAGTTTTATTGGACAGGTCACGATGGTTACATGCCTGAATGTGTACAACACGGTCTACATCAATGCCCATCACGAACAGGAATGCCTCTACAAGCCCTTGGTTCGCAGGAGAAATCAATTCAAACTCACTCAGGTGGGCCAGCTTATCAACCCGCTTCAAATCACGCGTAGAGACGCGTACAACACCCTTATTCCGCATCCACTTCTCCCATGATCTTCAGGAAGTCTCGTGCTGTACGCTTGAAGAACTCCCATTCGGATTTGTAAATCTTCTCGTATGTTTCAATCTCCCCTGCAGCTTGTACATCGTAGCTTGCTAATGCGGCAGAGAAGAGGGCCATGTTCACTGTTGTCACTGTCCCGTTGTTCTTCCAGAACTCAATAACGCTGCAAACATTATTCTCTCGATCAAGGGCATAAATAGAATCGAGAGAGTTTCCACAAAGTTTGTAGTATTTCATGTTATTCCTCCTTGCAGCAAATTCCATCTTTAGGCGGGCAGCACTTACACAACTCTTTCTTGTCTACAGGCTCATATCCAATAGGTTTTCGTAGCTTTCCATTCTCATCGAATACACCATACAGCCCTCCAACCAATGGCTTCACTGCTGTATTTACCCCTTCTGTGGCGTTGTAACCTGCTGACGTGTAATAAGCATTCATTGGCGTATCACAAAACTTTGACATGTTGTTCTCATTAACCAACTTGAATGCCTTATCTGTATCAAACCCTTTCTTCGTCAGAGCTGCCAGCATGCCAAAGGACGTTACAAGGGTGTCACACAGCTCCTTCAGAACATTCTCTGGAGGCTCATTGTTGTTGATTGCATCGAACAGCTCATTGGCTTCCTCCCTTACGTTACGTGCTTGGGCCAAGAGGCTTTCGCTGCTAACGTCCGTGAGAAATCCAGCCATTGTGTTGAATTCCACCACCTCTACAAATCGTGCGTTTAAGTCCATCGTTCCTCCTATTAAAATCCAAAGTGCGGTTGTTGTCTGTGTGCTGTAATCAAATCTCGAATGTAATTGAAGAATACAGGGTCACCCTCATCAAGAATATGGAATTGCTGATACGAATATTGCTTCTCTCCAATCTGTAGAAACCCTTTATCCCACACAACCCTATTTCCTTCTGTTTCATCCACTAAAGCAGGAAGTCTTTTCTCTCTTAGGAAAGCACAACTCTTAGGAGTGTTCTGCAGAGCAATGTGTATTCCGAGAGCTGGCAATACGTCTTCAGCTATCATTTTGTCCCTATGCTAAAAGCCCCTCCGTTAAGGAGGGGAGTTGTTCATTATCCGCGCGTATTGTCATTACGCTCATAACGACGAATACGGCTTGGAGCAGTGATTTGACCAAGCAGCTTGTAGGCCCGCTGTGTGCGTCGTGCTTCGTCACGGCTTGCTACAACAACAGACGGAGCATATACACCGTCAACATCCTTCACTTCAATTGCCCAAAATTTATACATTTGTTTCTCCTTTAAGCAAAGCGTTTTTTAAGATATTCAATGTTGATGAATAAGGGGTCAAATCCTCCATTCTCGACATTGTGCATTACAACAATTCCTCGGTGATGCTTGTTACCAGTGAAGCCTTTGTAATCTTCATCAAAATCATACGAAGCTCCTGCTACAATGCTCCATTGCTGTACTCCATTATGCAACGTTCTTGTGGCTACGTCAAGCGTTTGTTTATGCCCTTGCACAACTGAAGCCCCCACCTTCTGAAGAATGTTAGCAGCAGACCCTCCAAGGGGTTTTCCTGTAAATGGGTTTGGGTAGTAATGAATAAACATAACCCCACCGATTACGACAGGAACGAGATAGTCATACACCTCCCAACCAAACTCCTTGTATCGTAGGCTATCGTAAGAAAGGAACCCATGAAGCTCTGGATTAGCTTCTATATGACGATGTACTCTTTCCTCGTGGTTCCCTAATGTGAGCACCATGCGAGGCTTCCATTCCGAGTCTTGTGCTTGTGCCTTACGGACAGGACTAAGAAGTGCATTCATCCCTGCAATAGCAGCCTCAATGTCCTTGGCTACACGTTTCCCTTCAGCACTCTTCTTCCCTTTGTCGTAGCTTGACAAACTCTCCATGTCAGCAAAGTCTCCTGCACATACAATCACGTCTGGCTTCTTGTGCGCAATGTACTCACCTTGGCATCGTAGGTATGTCAGATCAACACCGGGCTTCACTTGAGCATCTGGAAGAAAGATGATGGTTGGCCCCTGCTTTGTCGGATCAGTGATTACAGGTTTGATTTTAGCATCACTTACAAACAAGTCATGCGCCGAGTCATCAATAACAGCCTCCTTCCCTTCAACATTCTTATCGAGCCACTCCCACAAGCTGGAATAAGGGACATCCAGCTTACGGGATATCTCCCGTTTAGACGTGCCTGCCATGAATAGCTGCAGGGCTTGTTCTTTCCAATTATTCAATGGCGGCTCCTTTCAAATTGCACGGTTAAGATGCTCACGATAAGCATTTGCTCGCTTCTCAGATGTTGTAAGCATTATACCCTCAATTCCAAGTTCTGTCAATATTTCCTTTTGCTTGGTAGCTGAATTCTTCTTGAAGGATATCACTTGCTTTTCAAGGGCTGCTTGTTCAAAAGATAATCCAGATTTCTGCGAGTAGCTGTGAATAGAGTGGCATCCCTTACAAACCCATCGTAAATCGTCTGGTACGATAATACACAGCTTCTCGAAGCATCCCTGCAAGTGTTCTTGCTTTGTCAAGTGTGCAGTTTCTTCGCTCTTGTGGTCACATTGAAGCTGCGATTCAACAAAAAGATCTCCACATATCTCGCACCTACCACCCCACACTTCCTTTGCCTTTCCCCTTGGATTAGGATTGGGGATTTTCAATCTCCGTTCTCGTGTGAAGGAAATTTTTACCGGGTGTCTGTTCCACAGGGATTTCCTAATGCCTCCCTTTACCCATGCCCAGAAGGCTGCTTCAGTTTTCCATACAGAAGGAACACACTCCAACATCTCTTTCAGTTTACTCATAGATGTCCTTGTTGCTCACACAAACCCTCTCAGAATGAAGCCAAATAAGAGAAGAATACAGGGTTTAACTACAGAGTATACTACCTTGGATTTTATATCTGTGCCCTCTTTGTTATCAGGAGTACTCCCGTTGAATAGGCTAACAAACATGAACAGCCCATACATTGTAACAAGAGACGGAGCTCCGATTCCGATGAGCGGGTAAATAAACCACCACCAAAGAAGAGTCCCTGTGAAAGCATACAACGCTCCGAGAGCGACAGCGCCTAACAAAGCACCAATTACGAGTGTTAGTTTTTCCATTTGTTTCTCCTTAGTATGTTATTCCGAGTTTGTCAAGTACAGCACTTAAGTGAAACTCATCCTCTTCAAAACGACGCATTCTTGCCAGCTGGAAGTTCTCATTGGCGCAGTATAACCAATCAATCTCAAAGGTATCCTCTCTCCAGTTTGTGAATTGCTTAGGCTCTGGGTACAGATGAACATAGCCTTGCTTTAGTGCCTCAAACGCCTCCTTATCGTTCTTGCACTCGCACAGCAGTTTATACGATGACATCTCTCCCCACTTCTTCTCAAGGCATCCAGAGTTAGCGTAGTACGTGTCAGCATCATCAGAGCTGAGGACTTGATGCACCAGCCAGATACGTCCTTCACCTTTCACTTGGCGAGTTTGAACACCCGAGGCTGATACGTTTGTCTGCACCCATAACTTACCAAACCCATCAATTGTATCAAGCGTATCTTCGTTGGGATTGTACAAGTGGATTGGGCCGCATCTGTAATCCTTGTCAACGCCTACAACAATTAAGGGTTCTCTCTTCCCTTGTTTCCATTCCTTGAAAGCGATATGTGAGTCCATCACAACCCTGTCGTCCGACTCCAACTTAGACGCCAACTCTGCGTTGTGGCGCTTTAACAGATACTCCCGAAGCTCGTTGATGAACAATGGTTTGATAGCATCATCTCGCCCATGCTTGTAAGGATGCAATGTAGCAATATCATGCCTAAACACTTTCCCCTTGCCAATGTATCCGTAATAGTCCGCCGAGCCAAGGTGAGCACAGATACGCTCAATATAGGCATCTACCCCGTTTGTTGCCCATTTGAATTTTGTAGGCTCCTGCACATCTGTGTAGGTGAAGTCACCCTCAGGGTCAAGAGGGCTCAGAGCACCCTTGTTAATCTCTGCGAGCATTCCTCCTTGTTTCTTCTTCCAGTGTCCGTACCACTCAGTACGGCTCTTTACTTTCCACTGCTCCTTTGTTGATTTGTTCTCTACGAGAACATAACGCTCTTCTGCCAGAGGACCGCAGGAATACAGTAGAGGGTCATAATCAAATACAAGTTGTGGCATTATCCCTCCCTTCTTACCTTCTCGAACAAAATACGAGCGTCCTTGTCTGCATCGTATTTCCTGTGAATCTCTTTATGGTGTGCAGTACATAGCCAGACAACATCGAGAGGTGTGTCATAATCAGGGTGGTGCCCTTCAACCTCTAGATCTCCACATACGAAGCAGGGGAGCTTCTTCAGCACTCCGTCGCGAACTGCATTAGATACGGCATAATTTGCTGCCCGTTGTTTAGTATTCCTGTCCGCCCACTCTTTATTCCGCTTATTGTGTGCCTGTTTTCCTTCTGGAGTCTTTTGTCGATCTAATGTGGCTTTATTACGTTCTTCTTTGTCAGGGCGATTTCTATCATAAGCTTTGTAGTACTCTTCTTTATCTGCCCTGTTTTTCTTAACATTTTCTCTAACACACTCTTTGCACTTACTGAACTTCCCTGCCTTTGTGTCATAGTACTCTGATAAAGGGAGTAGTGCTCCACATTGCTTACATTTCTTCATTGGTGATTCCTGATAAAGAGCCCTCCCCTTCCGGGGAGGGCGTTGTTAATTACTTAAAACGGAGTTTGGTCATCGAAATCATCTACCACAGGAGCTACCACTTTCTTTGGAGCAACAACCTTCTTAGTCTCAGCCTTCGGAGCTTCACCCTGCTCTTGTGGATTATCTTCTTGCTTCGGAGGACGAAGCTCATTCAGCTCCTTCTCCAACACAGACCCCGGATAGTTGCTTGCTCGCTTCACTGTATTGATAACATGAGAGCGAAGCTCTGCAACAGCTTCCTTCACGTTAGTCTTGTTCATCTGAATCATAAACGCAGGAGTAACAGGGGTAGGAGCCACTTGACCACGACCAAGGCCAGTCTTGTATGCTACATACTCATTGTAATACTGCTTACCTTTATTCTCCTTGAAGAACACTTGGGCTTCAAACTGGAGAGCAACTCCAATCAAACTGTCGATATCCTTCGGCATAAACGGCTTACCTGCTTCCACCAGTTTAGCACCCACAGCCATTTTGTAGAGTGTGTGATTAGGCTTAAAGCTCCACACAGCCTTACTACCTTTCGGAGCAATGTTGCCAAACTTAAGTGGAATAGGACGACCTACCACCATACCTACATCCTTCAGGTAGAACTGACCGCCAAGCCACAAACGAAGAGGCTTAGGTTCAGCATCTTCATCTCCGAAGAACTGCCCCTTGTCCAACATGACATCTGGGAAATCAATCGCCAGTGTTACACACTGTGCAGGGTCTTGAGGCCAACATTTGAGCCGCACAGGTTTCTTGGAAACAGGATCAATCCCATCCTTGAAATATGTGTTGGGCTTATCTGCAATGATTTCTGCTTCTTTCTCAGGAGAACCATCAAACTGTACTTCTGCATCCTCCAAGGCTTGTGTGCCCAAATCTACAATACCGGCGATATACCCTACAAGGGTTTCTCGTTGCTGTAGATTTGCTGTTGTCACAGTGTACATCTGCAGAGCATCCCAATCAATTTTGGTCGCAGAAGTGTTATCGTTTTGCTTTTCACCATAAGTATCAAATGCCATAATGTTTCTCCTTCTAAGTTGAAATTAAGCGGATAAGGTGCCGCATCACCAGATTAACTTGCACAATGCACTTGCTTCTGTTGTAGGGTATTGTGCTACCCTATATCTCCAAAACAGCATTATCCTCTTTTTTCACTATCTTGTCAACATTCTTAGTGAAATTCTTTGCATTCCCTTTGCGCCCGTCTTCACGCTTCCAGCGTGTTACAACATCATTAACGCCCTCAGTGTAACACAAGTCAATCGAGAAGTCTTCCAGCCAATCAAGATGATCTGATTCCCTGCGGATTGCATGCACAGCCTTCCTAAGAGATTTTGAATCGTAATAGGATTTTCCAATCTTGTGCAGGTAGTCAACAATCCCATCAGCCTTATATTGAATTGTAACACTCCAATCATCTGCTGACACAACACGCCCCTTGGGCCATCCCTTGTTGAACAGCAGGCGGTACTTGAAATACACTCTAATGTAGATGTTGATACGATCTATCCTATACACATCGCTGCGTTCAAAAGCCATGAGGATTGCCTTGGTGCAATGGGCAAGGATTCTGCCGTAGTCGACGTCTGTAGCCTTCTTCAACCGCTGCAGGATGGCTGCAGGGGGTTTCTTGTTGCCCCTGCGGAGCTTCCCAAGCCTTAGTTGCTCCCGGATGGACAGGCCACGATATATTGAGTCTTCCTCATGGAAGCTATCAAGGAAGGGCTGCGGGAAGTTGTCTAAAGACTGTCCTGCTGAGTGGGCGGGGATGTCTGGGGGTTCTGTTAGTTCTTCGGTCATGGTTATCCTTTCATCAGTGGGCAGGCGGATAATTTTGTGTTGTGGTGCTGGCTGACAACATCGTTTTATTGCCCTTCATTAATCAATGCACCGCTTGCCATGATTTACCCACCTTCCCCTCTCCAGCCAACTCTACGTTTAGTTTAAAGAATCTTCCAGCTTCAGCAATGCTGTTTTCTGCCATTTTCTTCACTTCCTCCGCTACCTCTGGGGCACACTCAAAAGAATACTCGTCGTGATAGTAGACGACACGCCTGACCTGTTTGCCTTTGTACAGGTAATATGGTCTCCCAAGTTCATCAATAAACATTTCACCAAGTTTTGCATCCATGAAACAACAAGCTAAGTCCATTACGATTGCCCCCAAACTCTGTAGGATATTATTTAAAAGAGAATGCTTTGAACGAGTTCTCAGCAACCTACCGTCCACAGCAGGCACAAATGTCTTTTTACCTTTTGTTTCCCAATACTTTCCAATATTCTCAACCAACTGCGCCATTGCGGGATTTGCGTCCCAGAATGCTTTGTGCAGGCGTTTTCCGTCCTTATCTGGTTTGTTGAGGGTTTTGGCTAGCTTTGCTGGGGAACAACCATACAGTATAGCATATCCTGCTGTTTTAGCTTTGCTTCTAAATGGCTTAAATCTTCTGTCCTCTTTGTCAAACTTGTCTGGGGAGAACCCTAAGGCAGCCAGTTCTCTTTCAAACATTGCAAATGCAACCTTGGAGTGTACATCCCCTTTCAGCAACTCCTCCGCGTACTTGCCTTCATCATACTTAAAAGTCATGTGTCCAGCAACACGCTGCTCTAGCCCACTTGCATCAGCAGCAGCGATAAGGTTCTCTCCCTCTGCACAAAACAGGCTCCTAAACTCGTCCCCATACAGACTCTGACCCCCAGCACGAGGAACATTACAAACCACTGCGTGACATTGCCTGTGAGAGTTGGCAATTTTTGAGGAAGCTGTTGGCAGTCTTCCATCGTATTTTAGACGGGGATTATCCAACCAACCTTGCAGCACAGACCTGCGATTCCTTAAAGATAAAAACTTAACAACCTCCTTAACTACGTCGCCCTCTAATTCAAGAAGATTTGGGCAGATCACCCCTTGTTCCTGCAACTTCGGAGATGTTTCGATGTAGTTACCTTTGTCGTCCCTAACAGGCTTACCATCTGGGCCACGTTGAAAATTATAGAAAGTAGGCACCCACCCTTGACTGAGAAGCCACTCTTTGAAATGCTGTTGATCCCCAATAACCATTGGAAGCTTTATATCTAAAATCTTCTTTGCCTCAACCTTATAGTCCTTACCGAAGAACTCAACAGTGTCTTTAGACTTAACCACACCGGAGTGCTTGGAAATGAAGTTCTCCATATGACTACTAAAAGACCCATCCTTCTTGTAAGGTTTTGCGGGCATTGAGTACTCTGCTTCCTCCCCTTTCTTCAAAGGGCGTGGCGGAAGCTTAGGGAGAACCTCTGACTCAAGTTCTTCCATGTCCTTGTTCAAACTGATCATTACCTCTGCTGCCAATTTTTCATCAAAGCCGTGCCCTGTGTGTTCTTGGGCTTTCATGAGGAATTGGGCTTTTGTACCCATTCTCAGCGATGGGGGGCGAACATCCCCATATAACTCTTTAAGCTCAGCAAGTTGTTTCAAAACAAGTACGCGTGTTGCTTCAACGTCTGCGTCGCAGTATTCATCCATTAAAGGATTGTAGAAAGAAAATTCGAAACCCTTGACCTCATTTCCAATCATTGCTCCTGCTTGAACAAGCCTTTCACGATAATCAATCTTCTCTGCACTTGATCCACGCGACAACGCAGCAAGAGAGAACTCTGGCAAGTTCGGATTAAGAAACTGAGCATTGTAGAAAGCATCAAAAAATATAACTTCTTTATCTGCAAAATAATCCTTACCACCTTTACCAACAGTTGGTTTAAGGCCCAGAAGTCTCCACAAGACAAAGTGGTCGTAAGATAAACCATTAAAGGAGCAACACAAGGCTTTGTCAGAGAAGCTATGAATCCACTCCAAAATCTTACCTTGTGCTTCTTCGTTTCCTTCTTGGAACGGATGAACTGAAAGGGAACGTGTGCCGTCTAATGATTTGAAATTCCCATACCAAATCTTCTTACAACCCAAGTACAGATTGTCCCCCTCTAGATCGAACACGTAGCCTTCCATTATTCCCCCTGTGTGCTAATATAGTCCTGAATCTTCTCAGGATAAATTTCAAGTTCTGCAGATTTTCTGGCTGAAACTGCATCCTCAAAAGAATTGAAACACCCGAGTAGATACTTTACCTTATTCTTATGGATATATGCAACCCATTTATCTTTACTCTTGTCGAACGATACACCTGTTACTCCAGACTTGTTGTTCCTGAATTTTGTTCTGTTAAATGCTTGGTTTGTTTTAGTTTCCCAACAACAATTTTCAGGGCAGTAACCAAGATTTGTATTTTTCCTTTCCAGTGTGTAGTCTTCCGGTCTTTCTCCAAGATCAGTAATAAAATTCTGAAAGCCTTCAAGGGAGTAACTCCACCTTTCACAAACTCTTATTCCTTGGTCGTAGTATTGTCTCTTAACCCTTCCTTCTTGGAGCTTATCGCCAGCTCTGGAGTGCATTGCTATAAAGGAGGAGAACTCGTAAGACATTGTTCCGCCATTAAAGGTATCACACTCCTTGCGATAGCATCCACAAGATAGGACACTCCCACATTTTAGGTGGCTGGCTGGTTTAAAAACAACACTACCGCAATCACAGAAGCACCTCCATCCTTGCTTCTCTTTCACCCATGAATCAACCACAAGTCTTCCAAATCTGTCGCCTTTACGCAATCCAGAGTCTTTTGCCATCACCCCTCCTTCACATCCACAACACCCTGTAATCTTTCTACAATAATAGCCGCCACACAAGCAGGAATCTCAAACGTTCTCCCATACTGTCCATAAGAGAAACAAAGCCCCGGGCTGTAAGAAACCAGTTTGAATCCCATTTTCTCAAATGGAACACTCAAGGCATCCCATGCTGCGTAGAAGTCGTTGACATCAAACGTAGTGTCCCAGTTAGGGAGTCTGTATTCCATATCACTTCACCAACTCTACTGCATATTCAATCAACCACACTTTAGGGGCAATCCAAATCTTCAATGCTTCTGTAACTGAAGAACACAACCCACAAAAAGGCCCTGCAATAAGAACTGCTGCAACAAATGTAGGATATCCTTTTGATACATGATCCCCCTCGGCGTGTAGTTTCTTCTCGCCATGGTAGGCAAAATACACAATAGCGACAACAATCGCAAAACAGAGGGATGCTTTTAAAAAACTATATGTCAGATTCCACATCAACAACTGATGAATCACATCAGGAATCTCAGCAGCAAGGAAATTTGTGGCTGTGTCAATCCCAGAGATGGCCTTCTCAATCATTACGGCAAGCGTTTTTTGCAGTGTTTCATTCATTTGTTTTCTCCTTCGTTACCAGTAATGTTATAGCCTAGCGCTTCTTTGATCAGGCGCTCTTCAGCAAACTCTCTGGTTTGACACCAGCTATACCCCTTGCCTACTACAAACTTCTCAGTAATTTTCTTCACATACTTATCCGCCTTTGCATACAAAGGATTTGTAAGATACAGGAGCTTTGTTTTCTCTCCGATCATAAAATCTCTTTCAAGAGTTATTCTTCCATTTTTGTACCAAACCTTAGACATATTTACTGGGAATGTGCCAACAATATCAAAAGAGGGGGTGTGCAGCTCAATCAACTGAACACTTGTTTCCTCAACAGTATAGCTCCTGACGCAACGTAGCGCGCTGTTTTTCTCGTACGAGACCGGGAGATCATCCTCACTTACAAAACTATCTGGCTCGGGGAGGAAGCAAGATAACATCTGTTCTACTGTACCGCGGGTGGCGGTTCTTCCAACACAGAAAAACACATCGATATCGGTAGCCATCTCTCCAAAATGCCAATCACGGGGTGCCCCGCCTGCTACAATTGAGTAGGGGTCAATAAGAAACAATTTATCAAGAATCTTGTCAGCAAGTTTCTTCTGTTTGTTAACACTCATTTGTTTTCTCCTTCACATTAGCAATAGCAGACAAGAACTCTCGCTTATTATACATCTTCCCGCAAAACTCTACAAGCTCTTCTTCAACATAAGACGGGGTGAGCACCACTTGGCGAGAGAGGGTGATTTCTTTTTCTGTGTACATTGCATAGAAGTTAAGATCAACTTCATAGTAATAACTAAGATGTAGAAATCTATTAACAAACAGGGCTTCAGCTTCGTCATTACGGATGCCATGCTCTGGGTACACGTCCCAGCTAGCACCATTCTCAAGCAACCAACTTTGAATCTCTTCGTGCGCCTTTTCCAGCGTAATCCCGTGCTTCTTAGAATAGGCTTTCACATCGATCTTTGTGTTCCGAAGATCAAATGTTGGCGGCTTGGCATCGACAGGGGCTTCTTCTACAAGCTCGAAGCGATTTGGCTTGAAGAAACACCCCAAACGTTTAAACTCTCCTCCAATTTCAACGCCTTTTTCATGCGTGTCGGTGACAGTGTAAACCTCTCCTTCGACAATCTCGTAGTCGCAGTCTTCTGCCTCAACACACCTCACCTTATCACCGACCTTGAATTTAGCCATTATTCTTCTCCTTTACTTTCCAGTTAATCATGTGCTGAATCATAATCTCATGTATCCATGTTAGCACATCATCTGGCGTTGTGCAACAACTAAAATAGAATGCTGCTGTGTCTTCAGACAGCCCGTACTGAGCACACAAGCTGTCACGATAGGATTGTAATGAGGAAAACCCTCTCTGCTGGAGAGAGGCACGTAAGGCTTGGTGTTGTTGGAGGGTCATTGGGAAATCCCTTCTTCGTTAAGGCATGTACCCATTCTATCTTCTTTTTCTTGTTTGTCAACCTTTAAGAAACTCTTTATTGTTTACTTATTAAGTATACTTAATAGTTCTTTATAATCATTACTTTACATATCATCTTTGGTGAAAGAAATGCAAAGATGCCCCTACCCAAAGCCGTATAGGCAGAGGGCAGGAGCAGTGTCTTTGCATTTCCTTTTCCGTATCATCCCCGGAGCCAGAATGTGGTCATATCAAGGCTGAGACCTATCAACAACAATCCGCAATGTTTATGGAACTCTCAATCCACTTCCTACAGGCTCATTGCAGAGGACGTAGCCCACGATATACTGTGAAGATCAGACTAACAAAAAGTCATCACCGAAAACTCAGCCACTTATCCCGATACCCAGCCTTGCCGCTATGTAGGTTTCCTTTACGGCTACGAGATGTGCGAAGCGTAAGCAATCCGACACACACATCAAGAAGAAGGGGAATGCCTACAAGGCATCTTCCACTCCATACCTCTATTATACCCCTAAAACACAAGAAGTCAATAGGCTATCAAAGTAAACCACAGAAATAGTTACAAAGAGATTGACAAACTGGAATACGTGTTATAGAATGGATGTACTGTACTAAAAGAGAAAGGGATAACAATGTCTGAAGAATACGAAGCGCCTTGCATCAAGATAGGGGAGTTCACCCTCGTACTAACATGCTACGCATGCCCCGAGCAATACGATGCCTACATCGGAGAAGGGCAAGTAGGCTACTTCCGGCTACGGCACGGAAGGTTCTATGTTGACAGCCCTGATGCTGGAGGCTACACTGTGTATCAAGCTAGTCCAAAAGGTGATGGAATCTTTATGGACGACGAACGTGAGCACTACTTGACAGAAGCTTGTGATGCTTTGAGGCAATATCTGAATAAAGGAGAACCCAAATGAAAACGTATCAAGTGTTCCTTAAGCCATGTGCAGAGTATCCAGAAGGCTCCCTGTGCATTGACCCCTCTTACATCCATCAGGATAAGGAGGACAAAGATGGCTATGCTGTATTCTACAAGAAGAAGGATGCACAGAAGTTGATTGATTATCTGTGTAGCACTGAGTGGGCAGCTGACTCGTACACAAGGGCTTCTAACAAACAAGAAGATTATGAGATTGTATGTAGCCATGATGTACGGTATTGTGTTTGGCACTGGCATGCTATGCAACCCTGCGGAGATATAATTGGCGGAGGGTACGGGGGAAATACGTTCGTAGCTAAAACAAAGAAAGAGGCCAAGAAGGCTCTGAACAGTTGGTTGGAAGAAGTAGGGTTCCCTTCCGAAGATTACGCTATAGCACAACTCCTCATCCCCAAGAAAAAGGCAGTCTGATGCAAAAATCCTGTACATGCTGCCGTGCCCCTCTTTCGCTCGATGAGCTTGAGGACAATGTTGTTGTGTGCTATCATTGCACCGAAGGCTTCGAGGAGACAGACGTCAGCTTCTACGTCTCTCCACGACGACGATACGATGACGAGGAGGAATGTGCTTGCGATTGGTTGTCTTAGGATGTATTCTCTGGCTATCCCTCTACCCACCCTTTATAGGCTCTCCAGAGCGACCAAAGGGACATGGAGGTAGAGTGATAGCCAGCTCAGAGATTGAATGCCTCGCAGGGGCCATATGGGCTGAAGCAAGGGGAGAACCAACGAAGGGACAAGAGGCCGTCGGACACGTAATCCTGAACAGATTGCGCCAAGGAAGTAGCGACGTTTGTAGCGTTGTGGCACATCCCTACCAGTTCTCCTTTTACACGCGTAATTACCAATGGAAATACCACGCCAAACAGAAGGAAATAGCTGTACGTCTGCTACGAGATGAGTACAACGGAAACAGACAGGATTTTCTAAAGGGAATCACACATTACACCAACGTAAAAGTGAAGACAGTTTGGATGAAGGCATTCATGGTGGAGACGGTGATAGGGAACCATAAATTTTTAAGGGAGAAGCGATGATTAAACTGCCTAAACAATGGAAACACTGGTGCAAGAAAAACAACCTCCGCCCACACTTCGGAGGAAGACGGCAACACGACTGGTTTTATCTTAAGGGGCAAGGAAGGGTGTGGCGTATCAACAATCGTGGAATGCTACAGTGCGGGGACACTTACGAAGATTTTGACAGGTGGGCACTGTGTAATATCGAGGAATCCCCCTTGCCGACGACAGAAGCTGATTTCACAGAAGCGGTTACCACTCTCCTCTTACGTCAATTTAAAAAGACCACTTAAAGGAGAAAATATGAGAGTTCTTGTTGTAGGGGATCATTTTAGGCCAGCTCAGGAGTCTATTATTCGCTTAATACAGGAAAACGGGGCAGAGATTTTGTTTACAGGATCAAGTGATGCTGCGTCTAATGGGCTGGAGTATGATAGTATTGTGTGGGAAGACCTACCCTTACCTATTGACGAAGAGGAGACTTAACATGGAAGAACAATCCTTAGTGGAACGTCTCAGAGTGCGAGCCTATATTCGTAGGCAGATTCCTACACGGAAATCTGTACAGGAGAATAAGCCTGATAGGCTGGCTGATTTGTTGGAGGAGGCCGCTAGAAGAATTGAAATGCTTGAATCTAAGTATGAAATGCAAACAGCTTTGCTACAGCAATTCACTTTAGAGGCAGGAAGGCTTAGGAGTGCTTTGGATTTTCTGCAAGAACACCCTTGTTGGATTGGAAAGATGAGTAGTGGAAAGACTACTCTTGAATGTGTTCTGCCAGACGGACAATTTGGAGTTGTTGCTAATAACCTACGAGAAGCTATTCGTTCAATGAAAAAGGAGCAATGATGGGACAATCATTTGAGGACTATTGGCAAGAATGTCTATCTCTTGCACAGACACAGAGGCAACGAGATATTATGTTCAGGCTTAAGAATCTGTACAAGGATGCTTGGGAGGAAGGGGTTAGTGCGGAAGCCCAGATGGAAAGTGAGTGGGGTTGATGAGTAAGCCATACATTATGATTAAAACATCTAAATACTGCTCTAAGCCCAGTATTAAGAACTTATTCTGGGAGATTGCATCATCCCACGGAATACTGCCCATGCACGTTAAAGGGAATCCGGGATTCGGCGACAATCTTCATGATATTCTTGGGGATTACCTTGTTATTACTGATAAGTATAAGGCTTTCTGGTGTGACAGAGCAGCGGCATTAGATATTGCAAGGGCTAATGAATTCAAGGCAATTAACCTTGATGCGGCGATGTTTCATTTTGTGAAGGAGGCTGCAGATACTATTGAGAAGAAAGACGAGATGATCCATTCGCTGAGGCAGGCGCTGAAGTTTATGAGTAGAGGAACTTCATAATTATGGGACAGTTCATAAGGAAAGAGGTATGCCCTAAGTGTAGAGGGAAGGGGGCAGACAGGAGCGGTGACAATCTTGTAGTATATGAGGATAACTCCAAATACTGTTTCTCTTGCGGGTACACTATTCCGTCTGAACAGTGGCTTGCCGAGAACGGAGATAATAAATTAGAAAAGGAGGTTGAAGTGGCAACACGCGATCCAATTACAGAGGAACAGAACGAAGATATTAAAAGCTATACAGGCACGGATGGAAAAGGCTTTAGAGGAATTCGTAAGGATATAAATGTCTTTTTTGGTGTTAGGTATCAATACAGTGAAGAAACAGGAGAGCCGATTAAGGAGTTTGTACCGACTACAATTAGAGGTAAGCTGGTAGGATATAAGACCAGGGTGTTCCCAAAAGACTTCAAGCATCCGATAGGTGTTGTAGGGAAAGAGTGCGACCTTATTGGGCAGTTTCGTTTCAGTAGTCACTCTCGTACAGTTCTTATTGTAGGCGGAGAGATAAAACAACGAGCGGCTTACCAAATGCTTCTTGATAACCAAAGGGCACGTGGAAAGGAGGAGTATGAGACAGTAGCTGTAGTTTGCCCCACTACTGGCGAAAATGGTGCGTTCAAACAAGTTCAAGCTCAATATGATTTCTTCTCTCAGTTTTCAAAGATCATTGTATGTATGGATAATGATGAGACTGGAAAGAAGGCCAATGAAGACATTTGTAACGTACTGCCTGCAGGTAAGGGGCACATCATGAAGATGAGATATAAGGATGCTGATGAGTACATCCGTCTTGGCAAAGAGCACGAATTTATTGATGATTTCTGGAAAGCCCGCCCACATCTTCCTACTGGAATTGTAGGCAGTGGGGAGCTATACGACGCGGTTATTGAGGAAGCTCTGCGACCAAAGTTGCGCCTACCTTCGTTCATGAAGACACTGAACCAGATGACCGCCGACGGAATTCCATTAGGCACTGTAGGCGTGATAAGTGCTTTTACAGGGCAGTCCAAGAGTACAATTGTTAATGAGTGCATCTATGACTGGATATTCAGCTCTCCATATAAGATGGGTGTTGTGAGCATGGAGCAGAACAAAGGCCAATATGGAGAGCTTATGTTATCCCGTCATATTGAGATTAAACTTGGAAATCTATCTCAAGCAGACAAGTTAACTGTTCTTCGATCTGAACGAACGGTAGAGTTACAGAAGGAACTATTCTTCAATGAGGATGGAACAGATAGGTGGATGGTGGTGGATGACCGGGACGGGGACGTAGAGAGCCTTAAGTCAGCTATTGAGCAACTGGTAATTGCTTGTGGGTGTAAGGTGGTCGTTGTTGATACTATCTCCGACATGTTTGATGGGCTAACTACAGACGAACAGGCTGTTTTGATGAAATGGCAAAAGAGTATTGTAAATCGTTACGATTGCTGCATCATTAACGTATCTCACCAGCGTAAAACCGGGACAGGAGAGAAAGATGGGAGTGCTGGCGCGCTAGGGAACGAGTCTGGCCTGCATGGCTCATCTACTCTTTCGAAGTCTGCTGCTTGGATTTTAGTAGCTGGACGAGATAAGGCTAATGAAGACCCTATTGTTCGTAATACAACATACCTTTTATTGTTGAAATGCCGGTGGTCTGGACAAACTGGCCCTGCTGGCTGTTTATTCTACGATAACCTTACACACCGACTTCATGATTTTGATGATTGGATGAGTAATAACAATAAAGGGTTCTAACATGCACTACCAAATAACCGAAAACGGAATCGTCGTAACAGATATAATCTGTGCCGGGATTCGCTTTGAAGCAGGAGTATTCTTCGTATACGCTGAACACGGAAGTGTTCATAATTGGCAATCTGTATTCACCTTAAAGCCCGGACAGTTTTTGGAAATTGTGCGAGGAGAATAGCATGCTCCAATTCATCCCTAATCAAGATTACATAGAGATAGTGGCGGCTGACTCCAACACCTGCATCGGAGAGATTTATATCTCTCTGGAGCTTGACTGTTGGTGCTACTTATCCTATGATGTCCTTACAGAGCAGCACTTACAACAAGTGCTGGCTTATATGGAAACACTTCCTTAACGATTACACTCCTACACAGGATGCAATGAATATTAACAGGGAGCGTATTGCTCTCAGGCTCAATGAAATGGCTGCCAAGGTTGCAGCACGAAAGGAGAAGAAACATGGAAAAGAGTGAATGGATCAAATGGGAAGGCGGGGAATGCCCTGTTCCTAAACAAACTGGAGTTGAATATGAAACACGAACGGGGAGTCCCGGTTTAGGAATTGCAGGAGACCTTCGATGGGATCACATTAATCTTGGGGGAGACATAGTTGCTTATCGTGTCGTGAAAGAGGCCACAAAACCCACCTCTCCAGAAGACATCGCCCCTGAGCTGTGGAATGCCTACAAGGACGTTCTTAATGAGGGGGCTCTCTCTGCCTTGCGTAATGTGATTCTTGATACGGAGAAGCATAGGGGTATCAACTTCAGCGATGCAGAATACTTGGTAGATGCGTTTACATGGGACGGAACAAGGCATGGCTACGCCTTCTGGGATAGCGTAGATAATGGGGAGTATGATAAAAACATGGCTCATAAACCAGTGCCAGAGGTGGTTGAGGAGCCTGTTCCAGAATATACAGGAGGGTCATCAAGCTACTACAAAGTGGATGTATCAAACCCTGTCTCTGCTGGCGATCCATATACTGTAGAGTGTCAGGATGTAATTGAAGCCTTGGATATGTCGTTCAGTGAAGGAAATATTTTCAAGGCTATCTGGCGCATCTGTGCAGCAAAGAAAGGTAAAGCTAAGAAGGGGTACGAAGATAGTGTGTACGATCTTGAAAAGATTATCTTCTTTGCTCAACGTGAGCTTCAGATTGAAAAGATGAAGAGAGGATAATAATATGCCATACATCAAGCAAGAACAACGTAACAACCTTGAAGACAGCCTACGCAACTTGCGTACCACTCTCCATTTGTATTCTGTAGGAACAGAAGGGGAAGCTGGTGACCTCAACTACGTCATCACGTCCCTTCTCGGGGCACATCTACGCAATGGCGTCTCCTACCGCAAGATTAACATGCTTGTAGGCGTGCTGGATTGTGTTAAGATGGAGCTGTATCGTCGTGCTGCTGCAGGATACGAAGACGAGAAGAAGGAAGAGAATGGCGACGTATCCACGTATGAAGAACTTGGGGGGCAATGATGGTATCAATTGAAGAATTTCTTGGTAAGACGTTCCTTAGTGTAGTGAGAGAAGATCGTAACGGGGAGGACTACATCGTATTTACAGCAGAGAGCTTGGAACAATATGAAATGTTCCACAGGCAGGATTGTTGTGAGTATGTATCTATTGAAGATATCTGTGGAGATTTGAATGATCTTGTTGGAAGCCCTATTCTGTTAGCAGAAGAGGTGACTAACGAGAACGAGAAGCCTCACGGGGACTCTGAGACATGGACATTCTATAAACTTGCTACAATCAAGGGGTATGTTGATATCCGTTGGTATGGCACAAGTAACGGATATTATTCTGAGTCTGTTGACATTCGGAGAGTAAAATGAGAAACCTTGCATATTTAGCATGTCCCTATTCAACAGGGATTGATGAAGGTCTTTCCTACAAAGAGCGTTATGCTCTGCGTCAGCGTCGACGTGCTCTTGTAGATGCTGCGGCTGCACAGCTCTTTCAAGTGGAGTCTGCTGTGTATTCTCCAATCACACATGGGGCTGCCCTTGAGGATCACATGGACCCCACAGTGGCAGATGATTGGAGCAATTGGATGCGAAGCTGTGACGCTTTCCTTGATAATAGCCACACCCTATATGTGCTGAAGCTGGCAGGATGGGAGAAGTCTAAAGGGGTGGCCTACGAGATTAACTATGCAAAGCGTCACAATTTGAATATACTCCTTGTCGATTTCAACGAGAATTTCGAGCTTGTGATTAACGAATAGCAATTAGGGGATTCCGCAATTGATAATGCGCTAATCGTGTGGTATAATAGATATCTAACGAATAGAAAAGGAGAGATATGTTCAACCCATATTTGCTGCGGCTTGATCCAATCAATCTTCTCAACATCAATTTGCTGTATCCAGAGACGTTTGCTGAGAGGGTTGCTAGAAGCGGGGAACTTTCGTTCCATGTTTGTGATAATGGAAGGGATAAACTGAAAGAGGGTAGAGCGGAAGTGATGCTAAGGATATTGGAGGGGAGATGATTGATTTGAATGAAATTCGTAAGATGTTTGCGGAGGAAATGGCTGCTACATCGAACGTCAGGTATAGCTTCGATACAGCTTTGTACAAAGTCTCGCAGCGTATTTATCAACAAGGGCTGATTGATGGCCTACAACAACAAGAAAAGGGAAATGATGACAAAATTTCAGGATAGTTTTTCTAAAGACGTTTGGGAGAGTACGTATAAGTTTCATGAAGATGTCACTATCGATGATACACTGTCTCGTGTAGCAAGAGCACTTGCAAGTGTGGAGAAAACACCAGAGAAAGTTCAAGAATGGACTGAGAAGTTTGGAGACATGCTTGCAGATTTTAAATCTACCACAGGCGGGCGTATCTATAGCAACGCAGGCACTGATTTCAAGAATACAACACTTGCAAACTGTTTTGTTGGACCAGACACAGTCGACGACATTGACTCCCTGCAGGGCATTATGCAGCGGCTGGACTGGCAGGCAAAAACACTGGCGTCGGAAGGAGGCTACGGCGAGAACTTCTCTTACATTCGCCCACGTGGTGCTTATATCAAGGGGATCGGCGTAGATACCCCGGGGGCTGTGAAGTTTATGGAGTTATTTGATAAGTCATCTGAGATTGTCACATCAGGCTCTGGTAAAACGAAGAGCAATAGCAAGGCCAAGGGTAAGATTCGCAAAGGTGCCATGATGGGCTGCTTGGATGATTGGCACCCGGATGTCATAGAATTCATCACTGCAAAGCAACAACACGGGCGCCTAACTAAGTTTAACATCTCTGTGAATTTCTCCGATGAGTTTATGGAGCGATTGAACAAACTCAAAGAAGACCCTGTAAAGTTTGCAGACTTAGATAAATGGGATTTGGTGTTCCCGGATACTGAGCACCCGTCGTATAAAGCAAAATGGAATGGCAATATCAAGGATTGGAAAGCTAAAGGATATCCTGTTGTTGTGTATGACACAATTTCTGTTCTTCAACTGTGGAACCTTGTGATGGAATCCACATACAATCGTGCAGAACCGGGAGTGTTGTTCCTTGATCGGGCGAATTACTACAATCCTGCAAAGTACCAAGAAAATATAAAGTCCACAAACCCGTTAACAAAACTAGCGGCCTAAGCAAGCGATTGCTTTTGAACAATCTCTCTAATTCAGGGGAAGACTAGAACAGTCAATCCTGAGCGAAGCTCCACAAACACGAGTACCGTTTGTATGCGAAAGTAATGGCAGTGGAGAACGTGCAACGACTAGGCGAAAGCCGTAGGGGCCAAGTGACCTCGAAATGGGAGAAACCCCTCGCGGGTTGTGATATAGTCTGGCCTGCATGGGGACATGCAGAGGGTACATGGAAACGATGTATCCGTAACATAAGCGGTGGAGAGCAGGTTTTAGCCCCGGGCGGTATATGCTGCTTGGGTAGTATCAACCTCACACAATTTGTGACAGAGGAAAATGGCGTTCGTAAGTTCGATATCGAAGGCATCAAGAAGCACACGAAGTACATGGTAAGGTTCTTGGATAATGTGAATGAATACTCAAATGCCCCGCTGCCTCAGTACATTGATTCAATGCGCAATAAGCGTCGTGTAGGAGTTGGCTTGATGGGCGTTGGTAGTGCCCTGTTCATGCTCAAGGTGCGCTTTGGTTCTAAAGAGGCTAACCGGCTGTGTGAGGAAGTTTCCAAGGCTTACGCTATTGCAGCCTACGAAGCATCTATTGACTTGGCTATTGAGAAAGGGATGTTCAAGTATTGTAACCCTGAAGAACACGCTAAAGCCCCATTCATCCAGAATCTCGGACTGAATGAGGACTACATGCAGAAGCTGCGTACAACGGGCATCCGTAACTCAAGCTTGCTGTCTCAGCAACCAACTGGAAATACAAGTATCCTTGCAAACATTGTGTCTGGAGGTATTGAACCTGTCTTCATGCCGGAATACATCCGTACAGTTATTGTTCCAGTGATGCCGGAGGAGATTGCTCACGCATGTCCTCGTTGGTTTGAGGGGCAGTGGTATGAGACAGAAATCTTCAAGGAGACGAAGGAAGGGGATGAACCAATCCTGAAGGGTGTATTTAATGGTGTGACGTACAAGATAGACAAGAACCGAGGACTACTAAAAGAAGTTCCTTGCGAGGACTACGCTGTACGCTGGCTGAAGGAGCGTGGAGAATGGGATGCAAGTGCTGAGTGGGCAGCAACCACAACGCAACTAGGTGTTTCTGACCACGTTGAAAGCCTGAAGGTGTTTGCTAAATACACCGACTCCGCTTGTAGCAAAACTGTGAATCTGCCGTATGAGTATGGCTATGAACAGTTCAAGGACTTGTATCTTGATGTCTACAACACCGGCTTCATCAAGGGATTCACTACTTATCGGTCTGGTACTATGGCAAGTGTTCTATCGGCAAAGGACGATCAACAAGAAGATGAGGAAATTATCCTTGATGATGTAAAGCTCCCTGATAGCCTTCCTGCTGTCGTAAAGCGATTGAAAGCAGAAGGTAAGAAGTGGTACGTTACAGCCATCTTAACGGAAGATAACAGCAAACCCGTGGCCTTGTTTGTACACACCAATCACTCAGAGAAGGGGGTGACAACACAAAACGCAGTAGACTTGTTGTTCAATCTGGCACGTACAAAAGGAGTTCCTGAGAAGTTTGTGCAGGAGATTGAGCAGAAAGTTGTTGGGGACAATAACCCAAGCAAGATTGCTAGAGCAATTAGCCTTAACCTACGGCACGGTGTGAAGGTGACAAGCGTAGTGTCCACCCTTGAGCAAGTGGAAGATGTGTTCATTGGTAGCTTCTTGTTTGCTATTCGTAAGTACTTGAGCACGTTCATCAAGAACGGGGAGGTAGCCAAAGGTATTGCATGCTCAGAGTGCGGGGGAAAGGTGGTGTACGAGGAAGGCTGCCAGAAATGCACCAATTGTGGCACCAGTAAGTGTGGATGATATAATTTAACCCAAGCCCCGCCGTTAGGCGGGGCTTTTCCCTCTTGCATCAACATTCCACTTGACACACACAATTTCCTCATATACACTCCGCAGCATGTCCTCAACAAAGGAAGCCTAATGCCACGCCTATACATCACCTCTGACCTACACCTTGATTCCATCGTGCATCACGTCTTTGGAGGGACATACACTCGTCCTTCCACTCGCAATGCTGTCAAGCTAGCTAAGGAGGAAGGGGTATGGCATCAGAGAGCCATCAATGCTCTATTCTTGCAAGGGATGTTCAAGTCCATTCCCCCGCCTGATCCAGAAGGAATCCTTATTCTTGCAGGAGACCTCTGGACAGAGCACAAGATGTTTGGCTTTCACAGCTGCTCTTGGATTACGCACGTTTGCTCTTTGTTCAAGCACGCTGTTGTGGTAATCGGAAATCACGAGTCATGGCACACCCTCTATGGCACATGGCACGCCAAGGCTGAACGCTTGAAGCAGGAACAAGGGCTGTACAACCTGCACATCCTTGAGAACTCTTTCGTTGATCTGGAAGGCTTACGCTTCATAGGAGCTACGCTGTGGACAGACATGAACAAGCACAGCCCATTCGCTATTATGGATAGCACGCGTGCAATGAATGATTTTCAGTACATCAAGAAGCTGACGCCTAACGTGTGGCTACGAGAGCATCAACGTAGCCGGGATTACATCAAGCATGTGCTGGATAACTCCGCAGATAAGAAATGCGTGGTTGTAACACATCATGCTCCGTGCTATAATAGTATTTCGCAGCATTATAGGGCAAGCTCCTCCAGCGCCTACTATTGGTCAGACCTAACAGAATTGATGTTTGACAGGGATAATCTACCTCTGTGGGTGCATGGGCATACACACAATGTTAGCGATTACGAGATTGACAAGACAAGGGTGGTGTGCTATCCTGTGGGATATGAAAACTTTAATCCCAATTTTGTGATTGTTGATTTGTAGAGAAGCTGAATTGAAATTTCTGAGGTATTTCTTGACTCCTTAGGAATTGTATGTATAATCACATTACACACTCTTTCTAAGGAGCCTTCCATGAAAACACTTATCGCTTCCATGCTTGTTCTCTGTAGTTCACTGACGTTCGCTGCAGAAAACATCACCCTTGGTGATGTAACATATTTCCCTACAGTGAAGCATTTCCAAGAGAAAAATCGCTATGGGCATGATTGGAACACCGAGACGAATTGTGTGAAGATTGTTCTTGACAATGGCCTCACATTTGGCACAATGAAGAACAGCCACTTCAAGCAATCAACGTTTGCGGGCTATACAGCTCGTCCATTGAAGATCGGGAACGTCTCTGCAGGGGCTTTGGTTGGGTTAGTGAGTGGATATAACAGCAAGGAGATGCCCACTAAGGCTCCGTTGCTTGGGGCTGGAAGCATTCTCTGGCAGGCCACTAAGACACATCACGTAGAGGTGATTGTAGTACCTACAGTGGGCAAGAGCAGTGGGTTTGTTTCTGTTGGCTTTGGGATGAGCTTCTAAAGGAGGAATATGATTACAAAACAAGTGGTGGTGCAATACAAGGATAAGAAGAAAAAGAATGGTAGGCCAGCAACAAGCCTTGTAGAATATGATGCTGAAGACCATCTAACGAATGAATTCATCATCAAGGATGTGTTGACAGCTTTTGCAGGGCAAGGGCAGTCATGTGTTCGTTGTTTTATTGTTGAGAAATAGGAGGAAATTGTGAGCAAAAACAACTTGAAATGGTTCTGTTTCCATCAAAACAATAGTGGTGGCTATTTTATTGTCGATGACAATGTTGCACACCTTGTATTTATACAAGGCGAAAATGCAGAAGACGCTATTGCAAGGTCTGCCTCAATTTTAGAGGAATCAGGGGAGGATTGGTGTGAGTGTTGCGGAGAGCGGTGGTACTCTTATTTAAGCATAGAGGATGGGAAGGATGTGCCACAATATGCAGGCATCCCTCTTTCCGAGATGGCGGCTAGCCTTTTTATCGAGGAAGCTCGCCTCCATTACATTGACGACAAAGTGGAGCGTGTTGTACTACCAAAGAAAGGAAAGAAACCATGAAATACAATGAATGGTGGAAAACAAAAGGAAGCAACATGCTTGGCGACTGCCCCACTCCTTTTCTCAAGGCTACTTGCTATCGTGCATCGAAGGATGCTTGGCAAATGGCATCGTTTGAGGGAAGGCAGAATGCTTCTAAAGGGGGCAAGCTGTACAAACTGATTCGTAAAGTGTTTGGTGCAAATGTAGCAAAGACGATTACGAACAAGATTGCTTATTGGCTGTTTTAGGAGAGAAAGATGAGATTCGACCAATTGAAAGACATTCTTGTAGGGCAGGGGTGGAAGGTGTATAATGATCCCCTTGCGCTAGACTACAAATACAAATACTACGTTTGCCGTATACCAAAGTATAGCAACTATGATTGTACGTGTAACGATAAGCCGCCTCTTTTTTGGGTAAGGTTTAGCAATATGCGCCTTGTATTTCCACACGCTGTGGATGCTATTCATTGTGAAGTGGAGTTGGGTGGGCAGATTGTTGGTGATCTTTGGCCCCGTGTACAAGCTGGAATTTCTCCAGAGCAGCTTACAGACGCACCAGAGTTTGATAGGATTGAACGTATGTTGTGTGCTGCTTGGAACACAATGAATGAGAGCTACAATGTTCCTATTTGAGTTCCGCTGCTCAGATCACGTTCCATACACTGTTGAATTTGTGTATGTAATCTCTGATACAATACAGAATGCACAGAAGAGAGTGCCAAAACCTTACAGTGAATGGGGTGTATTGGGCACAGGGAAGATTAGTAAGTTATCCCCTCAATGGGACGGATACGGGGGCTGAGATGGAGATAGGGGATATTGTCATGGTGCCATGTCAGATTATAGGCAGAAGCAAGCTAGCTTACACAAAGAGTGTAGTGTTGGATTTGCTGCCTATTGAGCGCAGCTCTGGGAAGCACTATGAGAAGAAGGTGGTTAATATGTTCTCGGTGTTGGCATCAGATGTTGATGTATTGGATAAAGGAAAGGATTAGACGTGACATTTAAAGCAAAACTAATTGCAGTGACAACTCCTGTTGTAGAGGGGATTGATGATGCTAAAGAACTTGTAGCCTATTGCGCAAGAGTGAGCAATCCGTCTAATCAATTGAACATGGATACAGCAGACAAGCTCCTGAGTTATCTCGTCAAGTATAAGCACTGGAGTCCGCTGGAGATGGCGAATGCGGTTGTTGAAGTGGAAGCTCCAAGAGATATTGCCCGCCAGCTCTTGCGACATCGTTCCTTCAGCTTTCAAGAGTTTAGTCAAAGGTATCAAGATGTTTCTGCGTTAGAGAATTCCTTCTGTATTCGTGAATGTCGTATCCAAGATACGAAGAATCGTCAGAATAGCTTAGAGATTGACTTGGACAAACCTGACAACGAAGAAGAACGTTTTATCAACGCTGAGTGGAAGAGTATTCAAGAAGAAATTTTGTCTCTTGTGAAGGAGAGATACAAGTGGGCTATCAAAGCAGGGATAGCTAAGGAAGTGGCTCGTGTAATTCTCCCAGAAGGGCTCACTATGTCTCGTCTGTATGTGAATGGGACAATTCGTAGCTGGCTTCATTATCTTGAAGTAAGAATGGAAGCAGGTGTTACGCAGAAGGAGCATGTCATCCTTGCTACTCTTATTGCAGAGCAGATTAACAAAGCCTTCCCATTGAAATAACTCTTGACAAGCCCTCGAAAGAGGGCTATATTACATTCACACATTAGCCACAAGGAGAATAAACATGAGAAATGCCACAATTCAAGATGTTGAAGAAGCACAACGAGCAGGGGCGCTGAAAGAGGATGTGATGTATGGGTTTATTGATTGGAAAGTTCACGGAAAAAAGGTACATGAAGACTTGGCATGGCATATCCAAGACACACTGGCTGACAACAGCGGGGGTGTTGATAAAGTTGTGATAGCAGAAACTAACGATGGGGTGATTATTGATGTAGCTCTATCCAACCTCCGCCCCCTCTCCAAAGGCGGTTCTGCATTCACTCCACGTAAGCCTCGCCCTAAGCCCATCAAGGGAACACGCCCTGAGCGGAAGATTATTGTTGAGGAGTGGACAGAGATTAAGGTTGGGGATGTTGTCCTGTTCCTCTATGGCGCTCGTGGTAAGATTGTAGGAAAGCATCCGGACGGGGGTTTCAATATTAAAACAAGGAGTGGAACTATGGCTTACAACATGAAAGAGTCTATCTACTGTATCATCCTCCCCTACGAAGAAAAAGAAGTTACCTACCAGATTGGAGACAGGTTTGCCAGCGATGTATATGGGCCTCAAATCTTGGCACAATTTGAGGTCAACAAAGTGTCATTGATTAGCCTCCTAGATGGGAATCGCTTTACAGACCCTGTAGCAGTGAAGGCTTTTAGTAGCATCACTCAGCAAGAGTTTGATATGATTTCAGGCGGCGTAAAGTTCACAAAACAAAGCGATAGTGTCAAATAAAAACCAGATTTCAAATTTTTGGAGACAATAATGATCCTGAAGCCAATTGAGGTGAAAGTGATGTACGGAGACACAGACATCTATCTGTACGGCACATTCATAGCAGGAGACGGGCATGATCCTACAAAGCGAGGGGATGCCGTATTTGATGTAGAGCAAGTGGTGATTGGGGAAACAGATGTCACAGAATGTTTCGATCATTTGTTCGTAAAATGTGTTGACAAGCAAGGGAATGTATCCTACACTAACATCATTGAAGAACTTGTTGAACGTAATTGGGATGTTATTGTTGAGAGGGGAATGAGATGAATGACCGTGAACTGTTGGAACTTGCTGCGAAGGCTGCTGGGTTCAAAATCGAAACTTTTTATGACGGAAAAGTTGTACGCCGAGACATCGACGGGCAGCCTATCTATTGGAATCCGCTTAAAGACGACGGCGATGCGCTGCGGTTAGCTGTGAAGCTAGGGCTCGATGTGGAAATGCACGGGTGCCTGACTACCTTCCCCTATGCGGTGGCTTTCGACTGCATGCGGAATATTGCCGAGGAAGAACAGCCCGCTGATGGTGATCCGTTCGCAGCCACTCGCCGTGCAATTGTTCGCGCTGCAGCTGCACTTGCTCTGGACGAGGGAGAAGCGAAATGAGTTCAGCGCGCCACAAGTCCGCACTTGCAAAAGCGAACAAAGAGATTGAATTTCTCCGACAGAGAGTTCAGCTACTTGAGAGCCAGTACGCCGTAGTAAAACAACTTGGAATGTTTGCCG